TAAGTAGGTAAGTGCTATAATAGTATTATAAGATTTTAGGTAAGATGATACTGATGATGTTTTTTCTCCCTAGTAATTTGAAACTAATTTGTATATATGTGTGTTTTATGCTACCTTACCTAAAATCGCCTATCAAATTTACTCCCTAGACAGTTTAACGACTGTCTTTTTTATTTGTCAAGAAAGGATGGTGGAAAATTGGCAAAGTTAAATTTAAAACAACAAAAATTCGCTGATGAGTACATCATTAGTGGAAATGTTTATAAATCAGCGATAAGTGCAGGTTATTCTGATAATTATGCAAAAAAACAATCTCATAAATTGTTGGAAAATGTAGGTGTAAAAGCGTACATCGATGAACGACTTTCAGAATTAAGTTCCAAAAAAATAGCTGATCAAGATGAAGTGTTACAATTTTTTACATCTGTAATGCGTGGTGAAATACTTGAGCCTTATGCATTAGGGATAGGAAATGGAGCACAGCAAATTATAGAGGTTAAACCTAATGCAGCAACAAGGAAAAGTGCTGCGGTTGAATTAGCGAAAAGATACGGTTTAACTTCAGAGAAAATTGAAATGAACGTTACTACAAATAGTAAACTTGAAAGCATTCTAACTCAACTAGAGGAAAAAGACGATGAATAACATTGTGTTATCTCCGAAGTATAAGTATTTCTTGAAACATAAAGCAGAAGCTGAAGCATTAGAAGGAACAACCGCAGCAGGGAAAACTACTGTAGGTGTTGTTAAATTCATGTTGAAAGTTGCACAGAGCAAACAAAAATTACATTTCATTAGTGCGAAGTCTGTCGGAGATGCTGAAAAAAATATAATTCAATCAGACATAGGAATTACTGATATATTCGAAGAATACATAATATATCGTGGTAATGGTGATGCTAACTATAAAATACCGCATATCAAATATGATACTCCTAGTGGTGAGAAAATTATATTTATTTTAGGTTATTCTTCTAGAGATAAATGGGAAAAAGCTTTAGGTTCACAGTTTGGTTGTGGTTTTATCGATGAAATAAATACAGCTGATATCGATTTTGTACAAGAAGCAACAATGCGATGTGATTATTGGATGTGTACAATGAATCCAGATGACCCTACACTCCCTATTTATGCTAGATATATAAACAGGTTTAGAGCCTTACCTAAATATGAATATGATACACCGCAGGAAATAAGAGAAATGTTAATTGAACCAGAGCAAGCTAATTGGACTTATTGGTTTTTTTCTTTTGATCATAATTACGGACTATCGGAAGAAAAAAAAGAAAAGATTAAAAATACAGTTGCGGTTGGCACAAAACTTTATAAGAACAAAATTCAAGGATTAAGAGGACGTGCAGAAGGTTTAATCTTCAGTATGTTTGATAGAAAATTAAACGTTATAACGGAAGATATGGCAAGGACTAAAACATTTATCCGTTATTCATGTGGTGTTGATACATCTTACTCAGATAAAACTGAAGATACAATATCGTTTATTTTTCAAGGTATCACAACGGACGGAGAACTTATTGTACTTGAAGAAAAAACTTATAACAATAAAGACTTTAACAACAGTAAAATAGCACCTTCAGACGTTGCAGTAAAATTACATAACTTTTTAGATTATTGTAAAGATAAGTGGGGCTTCTGTCGTAAAGTCTATGTTGATAATGCGGACCAAGCAACAATGATGGAATTAAGAAAGTACAAGCAACAAAAAGGTTTGATATATGAGTTCTATAATGCAGATAAGCGTGTAAGAATCATAGATAGGATAAATATTTCAAGTGGTTGGATGAAGAATTTAAAATACTTAGTGTTGAATCACTGTGAAGAGCATATCAGAGAGTTAAATATATATTCGTGGAAAGAAGATAAAGACGAACCAGAAGATAGAAATGACCATACTATCAACGCTAGTCAATATGGATATATACCTCACATTAATATTATTGGTCAACAAAATAAACAAGATAATCAATACAGCACGCTTGTTGCTGGATTTGGGAAAGGATAATAAATGGCATACAATGAAACATTCGTTGATAGTACAGGTAAGAGTAAAACATTAACACTTAGATTTCATAGAGAATCTAGAATGCGTTACAGAATTAATAATGTTGATGAACTATTTGAGAATGAGTATAAAGTCTTAAGAGAATTTCTAGAGCACCACAAAAGCGTACAACGTCCTAGAATTCAAGAATTATACGATTATTCGGAAGGTAACAACCATACTATTAGCATTCAACAAAGAAGAAGCGAACAAGATATGGCGGATACTAGAATCATTCATAATTTTGGGAAGAGTATTTCTGTGTTTAAGCAAGGATATTTAGTTGGTAAACCTATTCAAGTTGAATATGAAGATGGAGAAGAAAATAGTTCAACAGATGAAGTACTGAAAGAAATAGCTAAAGTCAACAGTTTTCATGATTTAAACAGAATGCTTGTATTAGATTTATCAAAAGTAGGTAGAGCATACGACTTAGTTTATCGTTCAATGGAAGATGTAACAAAAGTTAAAAGACTAGATCCGTTAAATACGTTTGTGATTTATGATAATACTTTAGAAGATAAAATGTTAGCTGGTGTAAGATACTATTCTGTAGGATTATCAGATAACAAACAGCATTTTATAGATGTGTATTTAAATAACGTTATTCATAAGTGTAAAGTTGAAGACAGTGGAATCACATCTTTAGCAATCGAACCTCATATGTTTAACGATGTACCTATCACAGAATATCTCAACACAGCTGAAGGTATGGGGGATTATGAAAGTGAGCTATCTTTAATTGACTCATACGATGCAGTTCAGTCTGACACAGCAAATTATATGACGGATACTTCTGATGCTATTCTTGCTATATTTGGACAAGTAGCTTTTCCAGATGATGTATTAGGTGATAACAAAAAGCAAATTGAGTACATGCGTAAAATGAGACGTGCAAGGTTACTTCAGTTAAAACCTCCTGTAGATATTAATGGGACTGAAGGTAAAGTAGATGCTAAATACCTATATAAACAGTATGATGTGAACGGTGTTGAGTCTTATAAAAAACGTATTGTAAATGATATTCACAAATATACTAACACTCCAGATATGACAGACACTAATTTTAGTGGTGTTCAAAGCGGTGAAGCTATGAAATATAAATTGTTTGGACTGGAGCAAGCAAGAGTAGATACTCAATCGTTATTTGAAAAAAGTTTAAAACGTAGATATCAACTTATAGCTAATATTGGTGACTATGTTAAAGAATTAACTGATTTTGATATTTCAAAACTTAAAATCACATTCAATCCTAATCTACCTAAAGCACTTGAAGAGACTATCAACGCTTTTAAATCGTTAGGTGGTATGGTTACTAATGAAACAGCAATGAGACTAACTGGAATTGTAGATGATCCGAAAAAAGAACAAGAATTACTTGATACTCCAGCAGTACCAGAAGAAAATACTTACGATGTTGATAAAGGAAAACTACTTTATAAAATCACAAGTATACTTAAAAAATTCAAAGCTGGAGATTATAGCGAAGCGTTAGCAAGAAAATTCTTAAAAGACTTAGGACTTAATGAAATGGATATAGAAAGCTACTTACACGACGGTGAAGAGGTGATAGTAGATGAAACAATCGTTTAATTACTGGAAGAAAAGAGAATTAGCAAACCAACTAAATCAGATTAAATATGAAAAAGAAACGATGTCACAGATTGAGAAGAATTTTGTTATTACCTTAGCAGATGTAGAACATCAAATTAAAGTGTTCTATGAACGTTATTCAAAGACAGAAGGTATTTCTATAGAGGAAGCACAAAAGAGAGTATCTGAGCACGATGTAAAAGCCTTTCAGAAGAAAGCAAAAGAGTATGTTAAGAACAAAGATTTTAGCCCAGAAGCTAATGCAGAATTGAAGCTTTATAATGCTACTATGAGAATTAATAGGTTAGAGTTGCTAAAAGCAGAAATAAACTTACACTTAACAAACTTAACTGAAGAGAATAACAAAGAAATAACTGATCACTTAGAAAAGTTAGGTAAGACTGAATATGCTAGACAAGCTGGAATACTTGATACTGAATTGAGATACAGCAAAGAAGGTATTAAAGCTATTGTGAATAGTGATTATAAATACGGGAATTTCAGTAAAACATTGTGGACTAATCAAAAGGCTTTAATGAATACTATTGAGGTTATGTTAAGACGTTCTATTATTCAAGGTGGAAACTCAACTGAATTAGTAGGAAGGCTTAGAAAACAAATTGACGTTGGTGTTCATGAAGCTAAAAGACTGTTAGTAACTGAAGCGGCACGAGTTCAAGGAGATGTTCAAATAGATAGCATGGAACAAGCTGGATATGAAGAATATGTGTATATCTCTGAACCAACAGCGTGTGATATTTGCAAGCATCTTGATGGACAACATTTTAAGATTAAAGATAGAGAAGTAGGTGTAAATTACTATCCTATGCATCCATTCTGTAAATGTTCAAGTGCGGCTTATTACGATAGCGAAAAACTAGACAAAGAGATAGCTGAATATCGTAAAGCAAGAGGGCTGGATAATAATTTACAAGAAGATGATAAAGGTGATATAATTAAAGAAGGAAGTGCATTTGATAAAATGTCAAATGGTTTACAATTCAAAAACAGACAACGTTTAAATATTGCTAGAGATTTATTAGATAGATTAGGTTTAGAAAAAATACCAGTAGGTTATCATACTGGAAAAAGTGCAAGAGGTTATTGTAGTTTTGCTGCTGATGGAGATAAATTAATCATTACAGGTTATAGTTTAGAAGAAAATGATGATAGAGGTAAAAATTATCAATTAAAAACTATATTGCATGAAGCTTATCATGCTAAAGGACACGGACGTAAATTTGATTATTTCTCTAACGGTTCAATGAATGAACCATCGTTAGCGATAGAAGAAACGTTCGCAGAAAGTTCTTCTCATTATGCTATAAGTAGATTAGGCATTAAGGAACAATTAAGCCCAGCTTATGCAGAATATCTACTTGATACTGTACCTAGATTGAAAAAACTAGAAAAATATAGTTCAATAAATAATATAATTGATTTAGGTGAGATAGCATGGAATGACAGATTAAACGGTCAAAACTCACAATGGAATGAACTTGCAAATCAGATAGATAAAATTGAACATAATTGGCAAGAATACGGTTTACAGTATAAAGCTTATATCTTAGAACATAAAGAAAGATTAGTAGATAAGTTTTTAGAAAATGCACCTAATCAGAGAAAATATAAAGACTATATGATTAAAGATATAGACAATATATTCAGTAAACTTAATAAGAATGAACAATTAACACATCCAGAGAAATTTGTTTATCAGAATGTGTTAGTTAATGCTATGAATGAAGAGGGGATTAAATAATGTATTTACCAGATGAACTATTCAGAAATAAGGATAACGAAGAAAAAGTATTAGAAATAATATCTGACTTAGAATCAGATTTAAAAACAGATAAATCTTTAACTTTAAATGAAGCTATTTCAATGTTAGAAGAATTAGGAGAAGATTTAATAATTAAAGAATTAAAATAAACACTTAACATTTTTTGTTAGGTGTTTTTATTATATCAAAATGGAAATAAACCGCTTACTTTCCATTTTCGATTAAATAACTAATATCAAAATGGAAAAATACATCCTTTTTTCTATTTTCGTCCTAGACATGACGTTAAAAGGTCTTTTTATTATGTCAAATTAAACTAGCGTGGCTTATTTCTAAAAGATAAGTGGTGCACAACTGATCAATAAGAAATAGGACTAGCGTGGATAAGGAGAAACAATGAACAAACAATTTTTATTAAAACTAAACTTACAACACTTTGCAGATGAAGGAACAACGGAAACAAATAATACTGAACCTGAGTTTAAAGCACCTGCTACTCAATCTGAATTAGATAGCTATGTAAATAAAGCAGTTCAAGCAGCTTTAAAAAATCAACAAGCGAAAAATGAAGCTAGTTTTAATTCAAGGGTAGAAGAAGAAATAAAAAAACGTGAAGACTATTCAAAATTAAGCGAAAGTCAAAAACGTGATAAAGACTTTGAGGACCAAAAAGCAGCATTTGAGAAACAAGTAGCTGAGTTTAGACACTCTCAACTAATTGTGGAAGTTCAGAAAGATTTAGTTAGTAAAGGATTACCTACTGAATTAGCTGAGACATTCGCTTTACATGGGACAGCAGAAGATGCTTTAAAAGCGGTGAATATACTTGAGAAAGTATTCAATGAAGCGGTAAACAAAGCTGTGAAAGAATCTGCTAGGCAAACGACACCTAATGTTGGTGCTACTGGAGCAGAAAAACCGTTGAACTTAGGAGCAAGACTGGCACAAGGTGTAAGTTACAAAAAACCATTTTAGGAGGATAAGAGATGAAAACAACAACAATTTTTAATAAAATTGAAATTTTACACAACTTAGAGTTTGAAGCTATTTCAGTAACAGTAGATAAAGCAACTACAGGAACAGTAATAGAAAACGGACGTAAATTATTAAAAGCTGGGACATTACTAGCTGGAGATGGTAAGTCTATTTTCGAAGATAGAACAAAAAAAGTTAAGAAATTAACTAACGATGCAACAGCACAATACGTTGACGGAGTAGCATTACATGATGTTGATTTAACTGACGGAGACTCAGTAGTAGCGTGCGTGTTTAAAGGTACTTTACGTGAAGACAAATGTAACGGTGGTACTGTCGATGCAAACGTAAAATCAAAATTAAACTTAATCAAATTTGTAAAAGGTGTATAAGGAGGACTATAAAATATGGCATTAATTTATGATACAATTACAGCAGAAAATGTAAGTGGATATTGGAACGCTTCACAAGAGAACGTTGATACTACTTTAGGAGATAAATTATTCCCTGCTAGAAAACAATTAGGAATTAAATTAGCATTTGTAAAAGGTGGAAGTGGTAAAGCAGTAGCTTTAAAACCTGCTGCATTCGATACTAAAGCTCCACTTCGTGAAAGAATGAACTTAAGCGTAACAGAAGAGCAAATGCCATTCTTCAAAGAAGCTATTGTAGTTAAAGAGGAAGAAAGACAACAATTAAATATGATTGAAGCTACTGGTAATCAAGCACTTATTGATAGTGTGGTTACTGGTATTTTTGATGACCAAACGCACTTATTTAGCGGTGCATTAGCACGATTAGAAGCTATGAGAATGCAAGTGTTAGCAACTGGTAAAATCTCATTTAACAATAACGGAGTAGCTCAAGAATTTGATTATGGAGTTAAAGACTCTATGAAAGGGACTGTTACAAAAGCGTGGACTGATGCAGCGGCAACTCCACTAGCAGATATTGAAAAAGCAATTGAAGCTATGGAAAATCAAGGTAAGAAAGCAGAAATTCTTATCATGACTCAAAAAACATTCAGTTTAATTAAAAAAGCAGACTCAACTATTAAAATTGTTAAACCATTAGCACCTAAAGGAGCAACAGTAACAACTTCTGAATTAACTGATTATCTTTTAGATGCACATGGTGTAAAAGTTGAGATTAAAAATGATACATTCACAGATGATGATGGAGTCGCTAAAAAATTCTATCCAGAAGGGTATGTATCATTCATTCCTAATGCTATTTTAGGTAAAACAGTATTCGGTACTACTCCAGAAGAATCTGATTTATTAGGTGGGAACATCGCTGGAGTTGAGGTATCAATCGTAAATACTGGTATTGCTATCACAACTCAAAAACTAGTTGATCCTGTCAACGTACAAACTAAAGTATCTATGATTGCTTTACCATCATTTGAAAGATTAGATGATGTGTATATGTTAGATATCGAACCTTAGGAGATAATTTATGGATAGAGATTTAGTATTAGATAACGTTAAAGAAGATTTAGATATTCGTGATACTCTACAAGATACTATCCTATGCAGACTTATTGATAAGGTTATTGACCATTTCAAATTCACTTATAAACAAGATGAAATTGAAAATAAATACAGGTTCATTATTGAAGATTGTGTTATAAAAAGATTTAACAGACGTGGTGCTGAAGGTGCTACGTCTGAATCTGTTGAAGGTCACTCTGTTAACTATGAGACTTTCTTAAATGAGTTCGCCCCTTGGGATGAAATGTTAAGAGAGGACTTCAAGAAAGAAAAATCAAAGAAAGGTCAATTATTAATTTTCTAATGAGATATTCAGAAAGAGCAATTTTAAAACAAGTAGATAAAAACGAGTATGATTATGAAAAAGGAGAACATGTCTATAATGAACTCTATTCAGATATCGTTGCATGCTTCACAATGGATTTAGGACTTGGTAAGTCAGTTCAGATTTTCGGAGATTATAACAAGCAAAGAAAAGTTATATTCTTAAAAAATGCTTATAATAAGCCGTTTAATGTTGTTGAGTATCGTGGAAAGAGATATATACCAACGGCAGATAAACAACTTAGTAAAGCTTTTTATCTTGAAAGGGATGATAGCGATGGGGCTTAAAATATACGGTATTAAAAAATTAAAGATTGATTTAAAAGATATCGAGCAAATGCGAAAAGTCAAAGAAATTGTGAAGAAAAATGGAGCAAGTTTACAACAAGAAATGGTAAAAAAAGCAGTATTCAAAGCCGGATATTCTGTTGGTGAAACTAGAAGAAGTATCAATTTACTAAATGAAAAAGGTGGTTTAATGGCAAGAGTTAAACCAACTACTAAATACTCTCCGTACGTTGAATACGGTACACGTTTTATGGATAAACAACCATTCGTTAAACCTGCTTTCCAAAAGGTTAAGAAAGAGTTCGTTAATGACTTGAAAAAATTAACATGATTAAAACTAGAGAACAAAGTATTTTTGATGAAGTATTCAAGATATGTAAGAATTTAGGTTATGAAGTCTACGATTATAAACCGATGAATGAAGTACCTTATCCATTTGTAGAAATGGAAGATACATCTGTTAGTTACGCTATTAATAAAACAGATGTAAAAGGAGATGTTACTCTCTCACTATCTGTGTGGGGGTTGCAAACAAAACGAAAAGAAGTATCTACTATGGCAAATGCTATATTAGAAAAATGTTTGAGAATAGAGCATACAGACGGTTATTCGTGGAGTTTAAATATTAATTCAAGCAATATCAGAATACTTGATGATAGAACAACAGTAACACCTCTTAAAAGGGCGGTTATTGAATTAGAATTTAATTTAAGATAAGGAGATAAAAATGGCAGAAGCAACAAAAACTTATAAAGCTAAAAAAGGTATAGATATAATCCTTTTATATCGATTATTAAAGAATGCTAAAACAGAAGCAGCTTTTAAATTAGCTTTTCAAACTGAACACAGTAATGAGATTAGTAGAGATTCTGATCCACAAAAAACTAAAGATGGAAATATCCAAAATTTAGGTGCGGTTGAGTATGAATTTTCGGCTAAATCAATTGCTGCTAAAGGAGATAAACATATTGATGAATTAAAAGATGCATTACTAAAAGGCGAAATCATTGAAATTTGGGAAATCGATAAAGCTGAGAAAAATGAAGCTAATAAATATAAAGCTACTTACTATCAAGGGTATGTAACTAAATTTAGTACTAATCCTAACTCAGAAGATAGTGTAGAGCTAGAGCTTGAATTCTCAATTAACGGTGAAGGCCAGAACGGTTATGCAACATTAACCGATGAACAAGCTAAAGTAGTTCAGTATGTGTTTAAAGACACTACTGTTGATACAACACAAGAATAATTAAACAAAGCTAACTGGTAGAAATACTGGTTAGCTATTTTTTTGGAGGAAAATAATATGCAATTAAGATTAAACGAAAATAAAACAGTAGAAGTAAAATTTGGAGTTGGTTTTGTACGTGAATTAGATAAAAACCATCCACTAGAAGCTAAAGGAATTAAGCTTGGTATGTCTTTAAGTATGAAAATACCAGAAATTCTAGGAGGAGATGTAGCAAGTCTATCTGATGTTCTATATGCAGGAACATTTTTAGAAAAAGAAAGACCAACACAAAATGAAATTGATAACTTTATTGATGAACATGAAGATATTGAAGCTTTATTCGATGAAGTAATCAAAGCATTAGAAGAAAGTAATGCGGGAAAGAGAATTCTGAAACAGAACAGGGAAAATCTGAAGAAACAGAACGAAGAGAATCCACAGGAAGCATAAACTCTAAAAACTCCAAAGAAACATACGAAGAAATAATAGTAAATTGTGTAAGATATCTAGGTATCACAAGTATGTATGAAATAAATATACTCACTCTTAATCAATATAACTTACTGATGAAAGGTGCTCAATTAAGGTTGTTAGATGAAGAACATTTAATTTACAAGCAAGCATGGTTAAATCGTGTAGTTAAACGAACAGAGACGAAAGGTAAGCAAGAAGTATATGTGTACGGAAGTTTTAAAGACTTTTTCGACTATGAAAAAGAATATAGAGAAATAACTGGTGAAATAGTACCTACTATCAAAGATGAAGAATTAAGCAATTTACTATTAAAAGCAAATATGTAGAAAGGAGAATAAAATATGGCAGAACAATATTCAGTAGAAGCGATATTATCTGCAGTGGATAAAGGTTTTACTCATACGCTAGATGCTATTAATGAAAAGCTAGATAAGTTTGATGCTAAGGCTAGTAAAAGTGAACAAAGCGGTCAGAAAATTGGCGGTACATTTAAAGCTATGGCATTGGCAAATTTAGCGGCAGGAGCTATTACTAAAGTTACTGGTGATATAGGTAGTTTGATTAGTGAATCATTCAAAGCATCTGATGCAATGGATAAGTTCAGAAGTACAATGCAGTTTGCTGGATTAGATAATAGTGCGATAGAAAAAAGTGCAGCAAGTGTAAGGAAATATGCAGATGACACTGTGTATGATTTAGACACAATAGCAAACACTACAGCACAGTTAGCAGCAAACGGTATTAAAGACTATGACGGACTAACACAAGCAGCTGGTAACTTAAACGCAGTCGCTGGTGGTAATGCAGATACGTTTAAATCAGTAGCAATGGTAATGACTCAAACGGCTTCTGCTGGGAAATTAACTGGTGAAAACTGGAGACAGTTATCTGATGCAATTCCTGGAGCTAGTGGAAAAATTCAAGAAGCATTGAAGAAAAACGGAGCTTACACTGGAGACTTTAGAAAAGCACTAGAGCAGGGTAAAATCAGTGCTGATGAATTTAATAAAGCTATTATGGATTTAGGTATGACAGACGTTGCAAGAGAAGCGGCAACCTCTACTAAAACTATTGAAGGTGCAGTAGGGAATATGCAAGCAGGTATTGTCACGAAGATTAATGAAATAATAGATGCCATTGGTAAAGATAAGATCACTGGAATAATAAATAGTATAGGTGAATTTGTAACAGGTGGATTAGATGTATTGAAAACAGTAGTACCGCCTGTAGTTAGTGCGATTAGCGGTTTAGTATCGGTTATTTCAACTCTAGCCCCTGTATTGATAGGAGCTGGAGCAGCGTTAGCAACATTACACTTCGCAAGTGTAATTTCTGGTGCTGGAGGTTTTGTTGCCTGGATAACTAAAATTGTTACTGGGACAAAATTATGGACGATGGCACAAGCTGCTTTAAATTTAGTTATGAGTGCTAATCCTATTACTTTAATAATTGCTGGGATAGTAGCGTTAGTAGCTATTATTCTGTATTTATGGAATACTAACGAAGGTTTTAGAAATGCAGTTATAGCTATATGGAACGCTATTAAACAAGCATTTATTACAGCTTGGGAAGCTATCAAAACAGCGTGGAGTGCTTGCGGAGAATTCTTTAGTGGACTTTGGGAAGGACTAAAAACTGGAGTACAAACTGTGGTTGATTGGATAACTGAAAAATGGAATTCATTAGTAGCAACTTTACAAGGTATTTGGAATGTGATTTCTTTTGCAGCAACATTTGCATGGAATTATATTGTCGGTGCTATTTCTTCAGTAGTACAACCGTTTATAGACAGCTTCATAAATTCATGGAACATCTTAAAAGAAGGTATTAACGGAGTTTGGGAAGGTATCAAAATGATATTTCAAGGTGCGTGGGAATTTATTAAAGCTATTGTGTTAGGAGCGGTACTGATTGTTATTGATTTAGTGACAGGTAACTTTACTAAACTTAAAGATGATTTACAAATGATTTGGGATGCGATAAAAAACGCTATTCAAATGGTTTGGGAAGGTATTAAGACTGTTGTAATGGCAATAGTAACTACTTTTATAGCTTTATTAAAACAAGCTTGGGAAGAACTGAAAACAGGTTTAATACAAATTTGGAATTTCTTATCGACAACAGCTTCAACTGTTTGGAATGCACTTAAAACAGCAGTGACAGCAATTGTGACTGGATTAGTTAACGGAATAAAAGCTTTGTGGGAGGGGTTCAAGTCTTTCTTTACAGGTTTAATAAATTCTGTTCAAAGCATTGCAGTAAACACATGGAATTCTATTAAGTCAAGTGTAACTAGTATTATTCAAAGTTTAGTTAATGCAGCTCAAAACGCTTGGAATACTTTTAAAAACGGAGTTCAGAGTTTAGTAAGTAGTGTTACGAACATCTTTAATACATTAAGAAATATCAACTTATGGGATATCGGTATTGCTATTATGAACGGATTTTTAAACGGTTTAAAATCCGCTTGGAGTAGCGTTCAAAATTTTGTTAGTGGGATTGCTGGATGGATTAGAGATCATAAAGGACCGATTGAAGTCGATAGACGTTTATTAATTCCTGCTGGTAATGCAATTATGGGCGGACTTAATAGAGGTTTAGATAACGGTTTTGATAAAACTATGGCAAAAGTACAAAGTATTACAGGTGCTATTGAGTCAAGATTTAATATCAATCAAAGTAAAGCTTTAAACGTTGAAAATACTATCAGTTCACAACCTATGGTAATTACATTCAAATTAGGTAATAAAGACTTTAGAGCCTTTGTGAGTGATATTAATCAAGTAAATGGTGAAGCGGTACAGCTAGAAGAAGTTTATTCAATTTAGGAGGAGTGTAAATGTACAATTTTATTAATACTAATGAAATAGGAGAGCAATTACACTCTTCTATTCAAACTATATTTAATGGTGTAAATATCGATACAGATTTAGAAGGTTTTCGAACGTTAGTGGTAAGTGGGCGAGGTTTATTAAGTAAGAATATAAACTCAACTGATATTCCAGGAACGGACGGAAAATATTTTTTATACGGAAATTTAGAAGTTAGACCTATTGTGGTTAAATTTCAGATGAAAGCAACAACTAACGAAGATTTTAGAAAAAAATTCAATAAGTTAAATATGTTGTTACATTCAGACGAACCGAAGATTTTAAAATTCACAGATGAACCAGAATATTCGTTTGATGCTATCTTACAAAAAACTGGTGACATAGAAGAAACATCAAATAGTGTTGTATCAACATTTACTTTCTTGTGTTTAGATCCTTACAAATACAAAGCAGTTGATAAAGATACAGGAGTAAACAGCGTGACTATAACTAAATTACCTAACAATAGAAATGAGTTTACACCAGAACTGATTAAGGTAATTGTAAATAGCGTTAGCGATAAAGTAATAATTAAAAATCAAACCACTACTAAAAAAATAATCATTAATAATTCATTTGCCGTTGGTGATGTGCTTGAGATTGATTTGAACAAAGATTATCCGTTGAAATTAAATGCAATGGTAAGAAGTGAATTAATTGATTTTGTTGAGAGTGACTTTGATTTTACAGTAAAACAAGGTGATGTTATCACTTGCAGTAACAGTCGAGTATTAGAAGTTCATACGAAAGAGAGGATGTATTAATGAAACTATTTCTATTCAATAACGATGAAAAGCTAATAGGTACAGTAAGCCCGTTAGAAGGAATTCAGAACGAAGAAATAAATAAAATTCAAACTATAGAATGTACTGTGGTGTATTCTGAATTAATAGAGAAAGCCTCTTATATAGGTCACAAAGATTATTCTGATAATAGAATATTTCATCTTTATAAGATAGACCATATAACAAAAACTAGCACTACAGATGTAAAAATCGTTGGTGTACATACTTTCTTTGACGATATGGAAAGTGATGGATATGTTAAGGACTTTAGACCAACTAATAGAGAGTTAGTAGGAGTACTGACAACCATATTAGATGGTTCACGTTGGCAATTAGGAACAGTGAACATACAACGAAGATTTACAGGGAATTTCTACTATGTTACACGTAAGGAAGCTTTAAGCAAATTGATTGAAGCTACACAGATTGAGATTAAGCCACGATTAGAATTTAGTCGAGGTAAAATCACAGGTAGATATTTAGATGTGTTCACTAGACTAGGAGCAAGGAACGGAAAAGTATTCGTTCACGGTAGAGACTTATTAACAGTTAGTGAGAAGAAGTCACAAGGTGCTATTTATACAGCCGTTGTGGGACGTGGTAAAGGTGAAGAAACTGACACAGGTGGGTATGGTCGTAGGATATCATTTAAAGACGTTGAATGGAGAAGAACAAGCGGTCAACCAGTTGATAAACCAGTAGGTCAAGAGTACGTAGAAATACCAGCTATGACTAAATTATACGGTTTTGAAAAAGGTACTAAACCACGTATTAAAATTGTTGAATTTCAAGATGAAACAGACAAAGAAAAACTATTAAGGCTTTCTTATGAATGGCTTGAAAAAAATAGTAGAATGCAAGTAGAGTATAGTGCAAAAGTTTTAAACGTTGGTAATCTTGAATTAGGTGATACTGTTGGGATATTTAATCCTAAACTAGGAATTAAGTATGAAACAAGAGTATTTAAAGTTAAACGTAATTTAGTTGACAATAAACTAACTGAATTTGGAATAGGTGATAAGGTGACTACATCTCCGTTCAGTAGAACTATTGAATTAGCTAAAGAGATGAAGAACTTTCAAGATGACACAGTTTATTGGCTTGATAAGATACGTGAAAGATTATCTGATAAGTTAATTAATGAAGATGGTTATAACTATGATTTAAAAGCCGATAATGAATATAAAGTACCTGCTGGATATTATTCATTCGATAAACCTATCGATCAAAATCCTACTAAAGTGGTTTATATGGGAGCTGGTAAGATTGCTATAGCTGACAGTAAGAAACCTACTGGAGAATGGAATTGGAGAACATTCCTTGACGGAAGAGGAGCAACACTAGATTTAATTAATACAGGTGTGCTAAGAGCTGGTCGTATTCAATCTGCTGACGGTCGCAGTTATTGGGACTTGGATACAGGAGAATTCCATATGGAACAAAGTGCCATTAATGAAGCGGTAAAAACAGTCGTAAATGGCAAGGTGCAAGAAATAGTAGGAGAGGTTAAGAAAAACTTACCTACTAAAGAAGAGCTTAAAGGTAAGAGTTCTTATTTACACAAAAAATACAGTGATTTTGCTGACGGTCGCAACATGAGTGACAACTCAACACTTAAATATATAGGGATTTATACTGGAGATAAACAACAAGCACCAACTAACGCTAGTGAGTATAGTTGGACTAAGATTAAGGTAGACGGTAAGCTATACAAGGCTTATTCTAACAGCTTAAACGGACTTGATTTTACGCTAGTTGAACCAGATGAAAATGCTAAGTTATTTGCTAAAAACAGACCACGTGTGAATATCGTTAACGACAATGATATTAGTGATATTTGGCAAGCAAATATGTTTTTAAGCTTCAAACCCAATACAAAATATACTCTGACAGCACGAGCTAAAGGGAATAGTAATAAGTTGTGGGCGTATTTTAGAAATAATAAGACTAGTGAGGAATACAGCTGGGGTCAGTTAGAATTCAGAGGACTAGAAACTAAGTCAATTACATTCACAACCACAAATGATGTTGAGGATGTTCTGTTTAAATTCGTTTTAGTTCCGGAAGACGAGGATTGGACAGGAATTCAGATTGACTGGTTTACGATATATGAAGGCGATAATAGATATACAGATTATCCTGTTAACGAACCAGCACAGTACCATAAATATCGTTATTTTGGTTATGTTTTTAAAGAAAGCACACCAGTAGCAAGTGATTTTGAATGGTTCGACTTACAACAAACATCTATTACTAACGACAAATATACACACATAGTATATTCAGACAATGCAGATGGAAGTAATTTCGGTCGTGAACCTAAGAAATACATGGGAGTTGCAAGGACTACATCTCCAACACAACCAGCAGATAAGACGGCTTATAAGTGGTTTAAGGTAACGGGAGAAGACGGTAGAGATGGTGTGGATGGTAAGTCTATAAATAGAAACTATATAACTGGTAGCGATAAATTAACTAACATAAATTCAGGTGGAACAAACTGGGAGAAAACAGTTGAAAACGGAACCTTAGTCTTTACTAAAGTTAGAGCTACTGAAGGTACTGGTATTTGGACTCAAATTATGCCAATTTTGAAAGATAATTTTCAAAACGAAGTATTGACGTGGAGTGTAGACGTTAAAGCAAGTAAAAATATTTCTTTTAACAATGTGGGACAAGAAACTAACGGATTTAAGGGAAGAGTAGATATTACCACACAATGGCAACGAATATCCCACACATTTACAAATAGATATACACAACACTACGCTTTTGTGTTTTATCAAATGATAGGAACATGTTCACCTGGAGATAAAGTTTATGTACGTTTGCCTAAACTTGAAAAAGGTAATGTTGCAACAGAATGGTCGCCCGCTTACGAAGACTTGAGAGGACGTGACGGCGTAAGTAACTACATTCACAGGAAATATAGCGACTCTTCAAACGGTGCTAATATGGATGACAATTCAAATCGTAAGTATATAGGAA